ATCTAAAAATTGATCAAATGATAAGAGTCTTATTTTTTTCTTATTCTTTCCACCAGGAATGTCTCCACTTCCGGTTGGCTGAGCGGCAAACGAATCAGCAGAGCCAGGATTTCCTGGAAACTCTACAGGACCCATTCCCTGTACATTCATATTAGGATTAAGAGTTACAGTTTCTTCGGCTACTTTATCAGGTAAACCTTCTTCTTTAGTTTCAGCGTAATCTCTTAAGTCTTTTTCTGGTAATTTAGACAATTCTTTTACCTCATCTGATGCTTCAGATGCAGAAAGCTCTCCTCTCTTATATAAAAGAGCGAGAGCAAAAAGTCTACGTTGTGCTTTACTCTGTGCGGGCATTATTTAATATTATCTTTAAACCAACGATCTATCCAACCCTTAAGTTCTTTTTGTGCAGGTTTAATATCTCTAGGCTCAGTAGCAGGACCATTTTTCCATTGCTGCCAAATTTGTTCGAGTTCTCCTAATGCATTAGCCATACGGATAGAATCCATAACCTCAATATAGTCTTCATTAACAGACTCTTTCTTTTCATCATCTTTAGATAGTAATTCATAAACCTCGTTATCACCTGGTAATGAAATAAGACCTACTACATCCTTTCCCATTGCCTTCTGTTTGGCACCAATGGCATCAAACGTTGACAGAATAGCGTTATAAGTTTCACCATTAACATCCATCTCTTTAAAGGTACCTTCTGATGTATCAACTTTAGGAGTTATTGGTTCTGTCATTTCCTCATCTTTTTCTCTTACAAGAAATTCATTAATTGATTTTAAGTTTTTCATTTGTTTACTTTCTTTTATTGGGTTTAATGTATCCTGTAGAGTTTTATAGAAATTATGAATACTCTTAGGTGTCATTTTCTTAAACGTGTTTTCATCATCTATTGTTAAAGCATTGCGAACTTTAGATGCTGAAATGTCATCATCGGTTCTACCTATTTCAAATCCAGTAAATTCAGGATCAACTCCAAGTTGCTCCCTGTAGTCTGGCTTATCAATCATTGCATCATATGCACGTTTTCTATCAGTACCATACCCCCACATAACAGGCTCATATGCAGGTCTTGCAGTTGCAAAGAGAGTATCGATTGCACCGTTAGGAACTACAAAAGCCGCCTCTAGGAACGGATATTGCTTAGTCATATCAGCAAACATAGCCTGCTGTAATTCTTCACTAAATGGATTTTTTTCAGGATCAGGTTTACCACCTCTTACCAAGAATACCACAACAGGGTGGCCATTCTTTTTATACATTTGTTCAAATACTTTTACATGGCCTAACGTAAAAGGCTGAAAGCGACCAACAAAAATATTAACCTTCTTTTTACCTTGATCTTTATGAGGAACATTTAATGCCTCAGTAATAGAAGTAACTTTAGTAGCCTTTCTAATTCTATTGCCAAATGGGGAAAGCGAGTATCTTTTAATCCCTTCCTGATCTTCACTAATATTGAATAAGTCAAGGTTTCTTTTTAGCCATCTTTTATTGGCATTAATCTCTGATAAGATTTTAACTAATTCTTCCTCTGTTAAATGACCATCCCCAATTGAATCCAAAAGAACATTTCTTATCTTAGCTGAAGTAGAAACAAACTTAGCAGGATGATTCTCGGTGTATCTCCTTTTAACAGCAACTTTCTTTTCAACTAAAAAAGTATCAATATTTTTAAGATTTTTCATCTAAGTGTCTTTTTTTATTTATTTAAGAATTCTAATACCTATATTCGCATTAAAAGGATTAGGAATACTACCTTTTCTTTCAAACTTAAATTCTGCTGTTTTGAAAGGAACTGTCTTAAATCTAAATAGTCCACCTTTTACTAAAACATCCAGATAAAGCTGCTTAACGTCGGTTACCAATTGACCGTATTTAGTTAATTGCTTTTGAAACTTATTATTCAGCATTATTTCAATCTCAACCATAAGAGGGTAAAATATAAAGCCTATTCTATTTTTATCAGATGCAGCCTTTTGCTTTACATATAAATCATATACCTTTTGTGCAGGGAGCTTAGATTGATCAACACCGGTCTTTGAATAAAATTCTGACATTACTGTTTTGAATTCCTGTTCATCATTAGACAGATCATCCATATAAGTAATCAACATATCTTTGTATGCCGAATTTGGTTGTAAATTTGCTTTAGACAAAATATACCAATACCCAGAATTACTGGTTGAACTTGGAATGTTAACACTGCATAAATTCATAACGTTATTGTAAATCATGCTATTATCAAGTTTTGGCGGGTTTACCCATTGCTTAACTACATTATTTAGAAAATCGATTTCAGGTTGAGTATCAAAATGAAGATGCCCAGAATTATACATAGAATACATCTTTTGTATTATTGTATCACCACTTGGGGTACCACCGCTTCCTGCTTTAGAAGAAATGCTATAATCGTCAAAGAAAAAGTCTACTAACTTTTCATTAGATGCAGTAGGATATCTTAATCCAGCCCCAGCATCCCTCAGTAGATTAAATAGCATAAAGCCACCTAAAATTTCACCATAGTCATTTTGGAAGTTATTAATTGAAATTGAATCTATGCCATCAAAAAGAGAATCAGTTATATCATAGAATAAATACCCAGCTGATGCATTTGCATATGTTTCAAAATCAGAAAAAGAATTTGCATTTTTAGAATTTGTAATTAATTCTCTAGTTGATTCAATAATAAAATTCTTATAATTATCTGGGCATGATAATCTATTTACATAACTTTCTACTTTTGAAAACAAACTTTGTGCATCTTTATATTCGCTTGTAGGTAATCCCATTGCATCGGGTGTAAGATCTTTTTTACCAATCACTGCAGCTGTACCTGTGCTCTTTTCAATCTTTACCCGATTTGTTATGTAAAAGATATCCCCGTTTTTATAATTATCACCAAGATTATCTTTTATTGGATTAACGATTGTTATCGCATATGAATCATAGTCACTTGAAATTTTCCCACCTGCATTAGGAACATATGTACCAACCTTTATCTGTTCAATTGAATAGTCTGTTCTCTTTATTCCTAGTCCTTGTAATAAAAAGTTTTCAATATTTTTTTCAGCGGTACCATCATTCATTCCAAAATCTGCTCTAAGTACTTCTCCACGTATTTTAGATTTAGGCTTAATCCAATTCGTGGACCCAGTAAACCTTTCATATTTTTTAATCCATTCCTGCTGTCTTTTAGTTAAACCTGCAGCTTCTTCTAACTTATTTGAATATGGAATTTCAATTTTACCTAAATTAATAAAGCCATTGTAATTCAATGTCTTTTCTTCAATAATTATATCCTCGGCAGTTTCATAAGACTCATTGGTCTTTTTAAGATTAAGATAATCACTAAATGTCTTAAACTTATCATCAACTGATTTGTTAATTGCATCTTCAATTTTTGTAACCAGTTCGTTAAAGTCTTCTACCACAGACGGTGTTAAAATATTACCTACCTTTTCAGGGTTTCTCTTTTTACGAAGAGATCCTAGCATAATCTTAAACAGGTCTTGCATAGTATCATTACCTTTAAGAATACTCTGCGTTGCTTGGCTAGGAATAAGATCAACATTTAATTTGAATTCATCACCTTTTGCAAATTCAGCTTTTTCTATTCCTAAGTCTTTAAGACCTTTGCCTCTCCTAGTTACATATTCATTAAATATTGATGATATTAATTCTAGGTATCTTTCATCTGGTGTAGTACTCAATAGCTCACCACTCTTTAAACCTCTCTCCTCAATAAATGCAAGTATATCAAGAAGAAGAATTTCATTAATATCGGCAGGCACCTTTTTAGGATCAATAGGTTCTTTATGCTTTAAGAGATTTGCCGTGTAAGGATCAATTAGCTTTGCAGAAATGGATTGTGTAGTACCTGGCTTATAAAACTTAAATATGATTGATTCAATTGGTTTAGTTAAATCATCCTGTAAGATTGTAGAACTTAGCTTTGGATTAAGAATCTTAATTAGATATTCTGCAAATGAAGATGTTTTGAAAATTTCTAATTGGTCTTCAATTGGAGTACTAATAAAGTTTTTAATACTATCTTTTTGCTCGTCTGTTAAGTAACCTTTAAAGATAGGAAGTAAAGGAGTTACACCTAATGCATTTGACCAATCCTGAATAACTCTAGGATCTTCAATAATCTTAATAAACTTGCCATTTTGATTCTTTACCTGAATATGGGTTAAGACCAGATTATTTTTAGGTAACTTATCATATTTAATTACACCAGGTTCATTATGAACAAAATACTGAAAACAAAATCTCCAGTTCGCAGGTATAGAATCAATAAATGATAATGTAGTCTGCTTTATGTAGTTAATAGGATTTTCATAATAAACCATTAATGTTCTATCAACAAGGTTAATTGGCTTATCATTAGACTTAAAGAATTTTAGTGATGAACTAGACTTTTCAAACGAAAAAGCAGATCCTGATAACTTTTCAGTTACTACAAGATAGTCTTTAGCGAGATCATTAATAAAATCTTGGCCTAACTCTTTATAAATTCTAGCTAATTCTTTCATTTAATTTATTTTTGTATTACCTTTTATATATTCGGTAGAAATTACTACAAACAACAAGAGTGAGACGATAGCTCACCCATTATCGTTATTGAATTTATTGAAAACAGTTACCTATTAACTAAAATAGATAACTCACTGGATGTAAGATCTGGTATTATCTACCGTACTTAATTATTCCAAGTAATTGGTTAAGTGCAGCAAAGGTTCCGGTTAACTTGTAAAGTTTTCCGTTATATCTGAAAACAATTCCTTCCGTTGGAAAAATTGAATTTATTCCTCCAATTCTGTCAAGTCTAGCCAACTCATCTTCAACCTTTCTGATTTGATCAGCCCCACCAGTTTTTCTAATCTTATCGGCCTCGGCTTGCAAATATGCGCGAAGTCTGGCAGTTTCGCCGGTTGGATCTGCTGCTAAGAAATTGCTGGCATTACTTAATATAACCGAACCTAGCTCAAGGAATAGATCTTCAAACGGTCTAATATTTTCTTTGTACTTTTTCTTTACGTCTTCCTTATCAAATTTCTTAATCTTGGCAGATTCATCAGGACTTAAAACCTTATCAAGAGATCTCATATTTAATGTATTCTTATCATCATACGCCCATCTTCTTAAAAGACCTTCCTTAACGTCTTGTGGAGCATTTGGAAATTCCTTATCAATAAGTTCTCTCCACCACATTTCATGATATCTTGATACCTCATCACCGTCATTAAGACCGTATCTCTTTTGAAGTTCAATTACTTTATTAATAAACTTTTGCTTGTTTTGGCTAAAGTCCATATCCTGTTGTAATTGAATTATTCTAGGTGGAATAATCTTAAAGGTCTTTCCTAAATCTGCTTGTACTTTAGATAGGATTGCAGGAATTTCTTTAGCAGGGCGAGCATCAGTACCTATTACATTACCATTACCATCTGTTTTAGTTATATTATGAAATTGGATAACATCAGTATCATAATTAATAACATTAGGATTTCTTGAATAGATAAGTTCCATATTCATAAAGTTCTTACCGTTATCAAATGTATCTTGTTGAACTTTAGGAGGTAATTTAATTAAAAGATCTGCAAGGTCTTGTGCGGCATACTGAAAAGTATCTCTAACTGTTGCGCTTGGATGATCCTGGAACTTTTGCTTAAAATCAGAAAGAGACATTGGAGAAATGCTTTCTCCTTTATTTCTTGCAAATTTTACCTGACCGTCCTGAATAGTAGCCCATACGTTTTGGCCATCGGTCTTTTCAGTAGGATCTTCTTCAAAGTTTAATTCTCCGCGAAGACCAGCATCAATAATACTTTTAAAGTCACCAAAGGTTAATCCTTTATCGTCAAAAGGATGATTCATGTGGCCAGCAGCGCCACCTTCTAAAAGTAATGGCTGGCTTTTATCGGCCAGCCATTGTTCAAATAGTTTAATATATTTCATTTGTAGAAATTACTTTCCCATAGTAGCTTGTAAAGCTCCAACCATTGCGCCGTAGTCACCTTTATACTTAGAGGTTAAACCATCAATAACTTCTTTGGCTTTTGCTTCATCAAACTTATCACCATGAGCAGACTTTAATAATTCAGTTGCATATTCTGCAAACTCGGTGTCAGACTTAATTTCCTTTTCGGAAATCTTGCCTTCTTTTACAACAACAGTACCTTGTACAGCAGGTTCATCCTTTGCAGTAGCAGGTTCTTCAGTAACCTTTTGATCTTTAGTTACTAATTCTTCGCCTTCTTTTTCATCCTTTTCTTCAGGTTCTCCTAACTTTACAATTTCGTCAGAAACGGCTGCAGCTGTTTTAGGACCATCACCCTTTGCGATAGGAAGAGCAATTCCATTTTGATCAGGAGTTTCTTCCTTTAATTCTGGGCCGTTATCGGCTTCTTCAGAAAGATATGATTCAGAAACAAATTGAGAGAATGATCTAATACTTGAAACGGTACGAGATACCTTTTCTTCAATCTCTTCTTTCTTTTCTTCTTCTTCTTCTTCATTAGCATAGGAATCAGCTACAGGAACTGCATTATCTTCGTCTTCTTCTTCGTCATCCTGATAACTAACATTCTTATTAACAGTAACCTCTTCTTCTTTTACGAAATCTTCAAAGGTCATTATTCTACGTTTAGCTACTGGCTTCTCTTCGGCTTCTTCCTCTACCTCTTCACCAGACTCTTCATCATCACCTTCAGCAGGTACCTCAGCAGTAACCTCTTGATCTTTAGTTACAACTTCTTCGCCTTCTTTTTCTTCTTTTTCTTCAGGTTCTCCTAAATCAACGATACTATCTTCAATTTCTTTAGATACATCTTCAGTCTTTTCAGTTTCTTCCTTTTCTTCAGTCTCTTCTTCAGTCTCTTCAGCAACCTCAGTTGTTGTACTTCCTACTTCCTTATCTTCCTCTTTTTCACCGTCCTTATCTTCCAAGGATTTAGGCTCACCAAGATCTTTGATTTCATCTTCAATATCTTCGGCATCATCTTCACTAACATCCTGTTTAGGATTAAATTCTTTTAGTAAAGCTTCTAATTTAGAAAGAAGTGCTTTTTCTTTTTTGATTTCATCAATATTATTATAACCTAGCTTTTGAACTAATTCTGCTAAAGCTTCTGGGCTAAGGTTTGCTGACTCCAAAATAGATAAACTACCATTAGAGGCGGCCGAAAACTTTTTAATAGGCTTCATTTGTATTTGATTTTTTTATTCTTTTTTTATATATCCATGACATTAGAGAAAGATATTACATTTAGAATTTGATGGACTGTACATCAAACGGAAATTTCTCCTCTTTATATATTTTTCTCCGTTCCATACCATGTCGGTAGATATAGTTCATCCAATCATGATCCTCTGTTTTATAACGAATATCGTCAATAAAATCGTATATCTTAACAATATCCTTGGATGCGTGTAAACGAAGACCGCGGCCGATTGATTGGCGGATAATTACTTCTGACTTAAATGATTCGGTAAAAAATATGTTATGTATGTTTTTAATTGAGATACCGGTAGAAAAGGTGCCATAAGAGGCCACGATAATTACATCATCGTTCTTTTCCATTCTTGCTTTAAAGTCTTCCCTAACATCTGCATTAACAGACCCATCAACATAGTAGATCTTTTTATCGGTTATCTGTCTAAGCTTTTGGTAGATCTTTTCACCGTATGCAATTTTATGAAAAAGTACCAGAGAATTTGAGGTAGACTTTTTAATTACGTTACAAATAAAGTCTAACCGTTTTTCACTTTCGTTGATAAAGTTTTGTTCTAATGAAAACAGCTTTTGACGATCATAAGGATTCTTTGATAAACTAGAGAATGCTTCTCTTTGTGCTTCGGTTGCATATTCCATTAGGATCTGTAATACTTTACATTTTGCAATATGTCCTTCGTCTTGTAAGTAATTTGCTTTTACCTGAGTTACTAAAGGTCCCATAGCCGACATAAGACTTAAACGATCAACGGATCCTCTTTTAGGAATTGTTCCACTTAATCCGAAGCGATAATCGCAATGCCAACATTTATCCATAATTTGTTGAATTGATGTTGCCTTTGCCTTATGAGTCTCATCTACAAATACAGCATCAAATTGAGTAAAGTAATCCTCTTCATATTTGACAAGTGATTGGTATGTTCCAATAACAATGTTAGAACTTTTTCTAAGTTTTACACCTGCATAAATTTGTTGGATCCTAATAGGAACACGGCTTTTATTATATTGTTCAAAATCTCCAGTTGCCTGAACAACTAAACTTACATTAGGAACGATCATTAGGATTTTCTTTTTTCCTAATTGTTCCATCATATAAGCCACTACCATAAATGATATTAAAGTTTTACCGGCAGATGTTGCTAATTCAGCAAGGCACCTTCTATACTTTAATATTTTGAATGCTGCATCAATTTGATAATCTCTAGGCTTAATATCAGAATCCTTAAAGAAATCATCTACCCATGTAGTAAAAGTTTCTATAGTTATAGATTGATCAAATATATTAGTAACCCCATTTAACGAAAGTGGAAGATTGTATTCTTTACATATATCAATAACTTCCTTCCATAAACCGCCGGGTATCTTATTCTTTTTAATAAATGATATGTTGCCATCCCACAACTTCTTTTTAACGAGCGGGTGAAAGCGCCAGCCATCAATCTTTTTTGTAAGACTACTTTTTAGCTGTTCATATTCCAATTCGGTACATGAATCAATTACTAAAAACTTTTTATTATCTGATAGAGATAGTTCCATTATTGTTCATCATCGAGTCTTATGCGATTACGGATTGCAAAAGCTAGGTTATCCAAGGTTTTAATACATTCTTGGTAATAATCCACATGCGATTGCAACATGTCTATTTGTGTTCTTAATGAACCTAAATCTGCTTTAATAAATTGATGTTTTTCGCCGCTCGTTAATTTAACATCATAGTTTAAAGTATATTCACGATACTGTGCACGATAGTATCTTTCCCAGGTTGCATTTCTCTTATATATCATTGTCTTAAAATCAGTAACCTTATCTAAAAGAATTTGTCTATATGAAAGCATACTTACCTGACAATCAGAAAGTTCATTCATATTTTTAATTTTAAGAACTAGATCATTTATCTTGGTTTTCCATTCTGTTCTGTCGCTCGTTAGTCTTAATTCGAGTTCCTCGTTTGCCTGCTTTATTTGTGTGTCATCAAATGCCATTAGAATATTCCTTTATCGTTATTTGTATGTTTAACAACCTTTATTTTAGGTTGAAATTTTTTCTTAGGTTCATTAACCTTGATGTCCTTTCTTTCATGAGAAAGTTTACTTTTAGTAAACGAAGTAAATAGCTTAATTCGTTTTTGACTATCTTCATAGTCCTCATAAAAATCTTCTATCTGCTCGTTCACAAACGATTCATATTTTTTTATCTCAATCATATAAAAATAATATCTAAATGATTGTTTGTAAAATATCTATCAATGCTCTTTAAGCACCCAGTTCGATGTTCATATTCATATTTTACCAAATCATTTAAGTCTTTTACTTTTTTAACCGGTATGGAATAATCCTTAAGAAATTTATCCCACATAAATACAGTTTGACCAGATTTAAGTTTTTCAATCATTCTAGTTTTTCCTTCAATATCATTATCAAAGAAATACCTTGCTGTTGGAATTTCATTAAATTCTAGGATCTGTTTTTTAACACCAGTTAGGCCAATTGAATTAGTCATAAACATTGCATCAATAGGCCCTTCAAAGATTGTAAAGTCTCTACTTAAATCAGCTGATAAAATTCCAAATAACATTGATATCTTATTAAGATTATCAAGATCTTCTTCTGATACTGTCAACGGTTTCTTTAACCTATCATAAATCCGTTGAATATTCCACGTTTTATATTTAGGACCAGTGCCTTCTAAATCGCGAGTTTGAAACCCGACTACCTTACCATTTGGTGTAAGATTAAAAACATAAAGTTCTTTTCTACGCGGGTCATAACCAAATTGATTCGTTTTATGTTGTAGCAATCTACTCTTAAGATAAGGGTATGCCCTGTATGTTAATGAATTAATTGGATAGACATTAAAGCCTACTGCCAATTCATCAAATGTTAACGCCAATTCCTTTATCTTATCAAATAAGTAAAAATCAAGCGATTCACCTAAAGAAAACGATTTCTTATTTTCTTTAATATAGTTAAGTACCTCAACACGGTCTTCACCTTCAAAGTTAGAATTAAAGTCTTTAAGAAAAATATCTAGAGAAACGTGAGCAGAACAATTATAACAGTGAACAAAGAGATCATTCCAATACAAGTTACCCCTCTTTTTATTAGGGCTTGTTGTTGAATCTCCACAATAAGGGCATGCAAAATTTAACCGATCCCGCCCTTCAAGTATTCTTCTTTTTTCAGGATGAGAATGGCTATTATGAAGAACTCGGACTATCTTATCGATAATCCGAGTCTTCATGTCAGAAGATATCATAACTTCTGTAGCCATAGGATTAGAGATCTAATCCGTTAATGAAATCATCAAAGTCTTCACCGCCTTCAGATGTTGGTACTTCATCAGTATCAAAATTCTCTTGAGCAGTTTCTACCTTAGGGGCAGGTTTAGGTGCAGCTTTAGGTGCAGCCTTAGAACCTGAAGTAAGAGTATCAATCGAAGAACCTGGTGAAGAATACTGAGAAATTACATTCATTACTTTATTTCTCTGTTCATCGTTCCATGATTTATAATCAAAGTTAGCAAGATCAGGAGCATCTTTAAGATAATCCAAAATCATTTTGCGACCTTCATTAGTATCGGTTACATTTTCACCATTAATGGTCATAGCAGAACGAGAACCTTGGAATTTACATGAATCGTAATTAGGATAACCACCTTTCTTAGAAAGAACTAATTCAAAGTTTTTACCTTCAAACGGATCAAATACTTGAGTAGGTTCATCAAATTGTGGATTTAGTTCTTCATCAATTTTAGCCTTAATCTTATATCCAAATTTGAATACTTTGATTTGACCTTCAAGATCACGATTTTGTGGATCTTTTACGATTTGAACAAGTGCATAGAATACCTCCCTGCGCTTTAAACTTTCGGACATCTTTTTATCTACAGCGGATTCACTGTTACGAAGCTTAAAGAACATATCCTGTACTGGACATTTCTCGCCTACAGTAGATGGAGAATCTGCATAGAAACCATTTCCGTCTCGGTCTTCTAACCAATAAACGAATTTGCGAACGAAAGGTTTGCGGGGATTTTTAATATTAGGTAAGAACCTAAGTAGAGAACGGTATGTACCGTCTTGCCCTTGATCGGGCTTTGGGGAATAAAGATCGCTGCCTCCGCCTGAAGGGCGATCTCCTGTGTCGAGGTCGTTAACACTCACACTGAAAATGTCGAATTCATTTGCCATTTTAGTTGCCTTTTTTTAAGTTTTGTTTTTAAGTTAATTAAAAGCATAACTTAGCATTGCCTATTTACGTGCCCGGGATTGCCAATAAAAACTCTGCCTTGTTAATGCCAGTTACAAATTCCCTGATAAATCAGTTCCTTTGTTATTTATATATTCACAACGGTACTTAGTTTCAGAGAATGTTTAGATTTTTATCAATAAGTATTCCTACTACATCAATGTCTCTAATACTAAATACTTTTTCATCATTAACTGTAAATTCAGTACCAGCCAGATCATGAAAAAGAATTCTGCAGCCAACCTGGATATCTTCATCGGTAACATCAGGTCCTACCGATATGACAGTTCCTGAATAAGGTGGAGCATGCTGCCCTTCCAATTTAGGTACATAAATTAGACCTATCTTTTCAGGATATTCATCTTTTTTAAGAAATATTCTATTTTTTATCGCGTTTATCATATGAATCTGAAACTAAGTTAAAAACTCTATATATAAAATTTATCTGATTAGTTGAAAGAATAGTATTTATTTACTAGTGGTTTGAGAGTTAAGGATGAAGTATGCATCTACAAGGTCATCGAGTGGTTTTGGAATTTTTTGACTGTAATCTTTTCCTTGTACATATTTCCATAATTTTGTATTTCTTAGATCTTTATCATTAAGGACATCATCCTGGAATGCTTTAATCATAAAATGTTTATTTGCATTTCCTTTACCTGCTAACTTCTTTACATGCGAAGGCTGAAAAATTGATATCTTTTCAGATCCATAAGTATTTAGTAAAGCTGCTCTTAGGAATGAATTGTATTGTACAATGTCAATAAAAGAATTCCCAGTTGAACCATAAGAGAATCCCTCTAGTGATACATGAGTATCATCAGTTCCAAAAAATGTTATAAGAGAATTTGAAATAAGGTCTGCGATAGATTTACAGTCTTCAAGCTTTTCCCTTTCCCTGACGAGAAATGAATCTGCCATAACGTTACGAAAATAAGGAAATCCTAAAATTGTTCTATCATCAATTAGTTCTTTATGAACCTCAAATGCCTTTGGCATTTTTTTAGTATCATCCCAGATACGGTCTCCAAAATTAAAAAATGAAATGAAGACATATTTGCCTTCATGATTCTTTATACATACAGCTGGACTATTCAGCGAAAAATCAATACCTATTCTTAGCACAAAAATTTAGATTAGAGTCTCTTACCTAATACTGCACCTAATGCAGCACCAACAAGTCGACTAGTTAATAGATCATAAAGAGCGCCTTTTTCAATTCCTAAGACTTTACAAATGGCTTCACCAATACTTTTACCTAACGCAAAACCAGTAAGACCCCCAAAGATTGATCCTAAGATCCCTTCGTTGACAATCTCTTCAACAATTTCGTCAAGATTTTGTCCATTGTTATGGGCGTCTACAATTCTTTGTACTGCTTCATCAATAGCTGCATTCTGTTCTTCTGATAATTCTGATTCATTTAAGACCTTTAATAGATCATCAGTATCAGCCTTGGATTCAATTATGTAGTCTTTAAAGGTTTTCATCTGTTCTTTATTTAATTATATATTAGACAAGATCTACCTTGAATTCAAGGAAGTTATGGTGGAATACCATGTCAAAGGTTTGGAACTCTACTGTGTTACTTGAAAAATTAAGATCCAGGTTACTAACGCTGATCCAAACCATCTGTCTTAGCTTAACAGTAACGAGTACATTTCCTTCACCATCTAGCATCTGTATACCATTTCCTTCTGGTACATGGGATGTCTTACCACTTAGATTATAGTAATAATTAAAAGTATCAATAGCCATCCAATAATTAATCCAACCATCAAACGCCTGCATCGTAACAGTAAACTCGCTTTCATAAAGTTCTTCCACCGGTAAACTTGATCTATAACCCCTAGTATAACCTGGGTAATTATTTTGTTCAGTTGGAGTATAAGACGGTCCTGGTAAATTTATAGATTGAATACCATAGTTAAAATAGTCAATTGGTTCTTTAATAAGTCCACCAGGCATCCTATTAAAGTAAGGTCTATACTTATCCGCAATTACTGGAGGAATAAAGTTTCTAGGAAACGAAAATCTAAATTGGTTATTTCTTGCACTGAGTAGCATATCTTAATCTTTATTGAATACTGTTTGCACCGCTTGTAAAACCGTTTGCACCGCTTGTAAAACCGTTTCCGCCCCCTGTAAAACCACCTAAGCCGCTTAATCCAGATGTTACTTGATTAACACCGGGTATTGTCTTAATTAATTGTTTAGCTGCTTGTGTAAAAAATGCCTTTTGCTTAGCAGCAGTTGAAGCAGTTTCTTTTACTTTATTAATTGACTCAATCTGTTGTCTTTGATATTTTACAAGTTCCTCTGCCTGCTGAGCGGCAGTAGCCTGAGATAATAAAGCCTCGGCTGTAGCTGATCCTAATTTTTCACTCAATGTAGCAACTTCATTTGAAAGATTTTGATTACTTTCTTTAAGAGAGCCAATTACAACGGTTTGCTCATTTATTAATTGATCTTTTTGTTGTATGTCAGCTGTCAATTTTTCAACTTGACTTTGTAAGGATGCAATTTCTTTTGAATATTGTAACCTAGCTTCTTCTAATTGAGTACTCAAAGAAACCTTAGGTTCTTCTGTAAATGACAAGAATGTTCCTGTGTATAAAACCGATTCATCAGATTCTCCACTAGGATCAACCATTTTAGTTGAGATATAAAAGTTTCTGTTATCTAAAGCAAGAATTTTTTTGGCATCATCACTGTCTATTCTAAAAAGAACTTGACCTGACGCCATATCAACATTTTGAACATTTGTATAATTAGGAATTCTAATTTCATCCTTCTCTCCAATGAATACCATATAAAGAGTACCTACATTACTAAGATCAATCGGAGTATTAACGCCATCAGTTTCATCAAAGATTGTAAAAATAAAATAGTCGTCAAATGGCGATATCTTAATTGTACCTTCACCCTGTGATTTAGGTTCTTCGTTTACTGAAAGATTGACAAACCTCTTATAAACCTGAGTCTCTTTCTCCGATAATGGTATTTCTGTATTAACTGCCATCTTATTCAGTAATGTTTTGTATTTTTGCAGGTGATATTGCAGCTTTAATATTTATCCTATCTCTAAAACTAGTAACATACTTAGTCTTTACCACCAATTTCTCTGTGATTTGTTCAGAGGTATTTGCACGGTTATTACCAGATCCTGTTGATACAATAATGTTTCTTCCATCGTCTGGTGCAATCTGATTAACTACGTTTGCAACAGTAGGAACCGTTCCTAAATTAATCTTCATTAATCTTCTTCCGTACTTCTTAACATCAAATGAAGTTAATCTAGCATTCTTAATGATTTGAGAATTATCGGCTCTATTATAAAGTCTCAGTACATAATTAATTGCAAATGATACCGCTATTCCACTATTAAGAACAATCGGTCTATACAGGATAGGATTATCAAAATCATTAGTTTGTGAAACTATTTGATTGTTTGTTTGAATATAAGTATTTCCTATCTGTTCACTTAATGTAATTTCATGAAATACCACATAGTTACCACCGGCCGAATTAAGTTCGGCAATAAGATTAGAAAGAGAAGAACCGTTTACTAACCCGGTCAATTCAAAATAGTCTCCAACCGGCGATTCAATTACACTTGCATATAGATAATCATAAATATCTCTATTAAGAATCGTATATGCATTAATTTCTTTTACTTCATAAAAGCTATATGCATTAACAGTCTGTGTACTTAAAATGCCTAATGCTCTAATAGTTAAAGTAGGACTGGTAATAAATCCTAATCCTTCAGTTAACTTATATCCTAATCCATTTGATACATTAGGATTAAAATTCTGACTTATGTTATAAAGAGATGGTACTCTCCATTCAATATAAGTAGAATATAACTTATCAGCAATAAGAAGTGGATCAGGATTAAAAACCGGAGTATCGGTCTTTAGAAAGTTTATTGAAGAAAGTACGATGTCATCACCATTTCTCTTTTGTGTAGTGACATCAAAAATAATACCATCATAATCTTCAAAGGAAAACCCTGCAACAAAATGTACTCTTACCTTATCATATTCAATATTTAGGTTAGGTGAAAATGTTTGTAATAACTGAGGTGTTGGCGTTAATTCAGGATCATAATCATTATAAGGTACACCTATACTAGTGTCAAGATAAACATATTGAGATTTAGCAGCATTAATAGGTACAGCAGAGATATCTCTATAATTACCCATTGTAGCAGCAACAGTATCTGTATTAAAGAAATAAGAACCGTTTGTATAACCATCTCTCATTATCTCAATAGGATAGGTTCCGGTATTAAAAGTATTTGGACCAGGGTTGGCCTGGTCAATGTAAATATACTCGACGAGAATGCTATCCGATAGTTGTATAAATTTAGATGATTCCATTTGTTCTATTTATTTACCATTGAAGGAATTTAGGAGTATAGTTAATTCCTAAACCAACGTACGGTGAAAAACCACCAGATCCGATCCCATAACCAATATGAAGACCAATTCCTACCGTTTTTCTACTTTTATATTGGATGTCTAATATGCCTGGTGATTTAGGATCAATCATTATTCCCTTAGCATCATTGAATGTAGTACCTGGATAATCCGTTGAAAGATTTACAAAAACTTCCTTCGTTTTTTTATCTCTTAAAACGGATGCAGTTAACCAGATGTTTTGCTTAAGATCAATTACCGCATTTCCAAATCTTATAGAGTCTTCCTTTATGTAATATGGTAGTCCTACATTAATTGATCTGGAACTCTTACTCCAAGCGTTAGAAGAAGCTATGGTTGCAATAGAATTGAAATCGCCTAACACAGTATCTTTAACAATAACAGGAACATTAACAATTCTTTCTTCTATCTTTGTCTTAAACTTAATAACAGTTACAGGCGGTCTATTCTTTTCAAAGTCTAATTCTTTTTTAGCTTCATCTAAGGTTAACGTTAAAGCCCTGATATCAGCAGCAGAATTACCCCACTTATTTTTATAGTTTCGGATTGTGTCTTGCTGTGCTTTATAATTATTCTCAATTCTAGTAATTTCACCTTTTGCTTTATTAGTGGCTTCGCACTGTCTTAATAGCAAAATTAATAAAATAACAAAGGCACCTAAGATAATCATCCTGGTGTTTTTTGGATTAGTTAAAAATGACCACATTCCTTTTAATATGCTAATTACATTTATCATATACCTTCTTCATATATTTGTAAAAGTTTATAAGGAGTAACTTCAGATGCTCCATATTTTTCAATTAAGCGATTCATAAAATCCCCTTCTTTTTTCTTTAAGGTATCAAGTTCATCAAATAGAGTATCTCTCTTTTTTGCTAAACTTTCAATACTCTTTTGCATTAAATCAATAGATGTTTCAATTTCTTTATAACGATCTACAAATTCTTTAAGTTCAATTCTTTCTTCAGTATTCATGTTTTTTATTTTAATAAAGCTCAACCTGTGCCTCCATCTGTGCCTCAGTATTAGTTGCAGCAGTAGCACCAATAGTAGGACTAAGTAGATTTGTTATAACCCAACCGCGTTCAGTATTATAAGTAGTACTACCAACACTAGTCTGAAACACGGTTGTATAATTAGTACCCAGCCACATTAACTCAACAAAAAATTCTGCGGCTTTTTTCGGGGTAGCACCAATTGTTGAAGTTGTTATAGTTCCGATTTGTGCCGCCGCACCTTCTGCAAATTTATTTATGTAAATATTTATATTTCCAGTACTACCACTACTAGGCCAATCATATTGGGTACCACTCTCGTATATCCTAGTTGGACATGCTATAATGTGGAGTGCCAGTCTTTGACCATTATAAATACCATTAGGTATAAAAAGATCAAAGGCATCAGTTGAAACATCAATTGACGAATATGGGCCACCTTCCCATCCTATGTAAACGTCTACAAAGGAACTGTCCATTACAGATGCAGGTATGGTAAAACCGTAAAAAGCAGAATGACCAGCAGTAAGAGGATTAACCTTTACTTGTTTTCTGGTGTATCTAAATCTATTACTAACCTCTGTCATATCTTCTCTGGCATGAAACTTAGTACCTGTGCTACCAGTTGTACTATCTCTACCAACAACCTGTACCCCAAAATTAACCCCTTTACCGGACGAATCAGAATTAGTTACCTGGAATCCTATAAACCCGTTAACACCTGAAGTGTTGGTGATTTCAATAGAGGATGTCGTAACGTCAACTCTTTCTATCGCAGTACCTAATATATTCTTTCTAAATGTAGCCATTAAAGGCGCAACGACCGTGCCACCATGCTGTCTACTTACAATAATTGGATATTGATTAGTTGCAATAGCATCCCCAGCGATGTGAATATGTCTATACGCTGTAGTAAAAGGAGAACCGTATGACGTTGCACCCCACGCCAGGTTACCTTTAATTCTCACCGCACCATATAAACCAGATGAGGTAGAATTATCTACTCTTATTGAATTAGTAGAGGTTGAAGGTTCTAGGTATATATTACCTGAATTACTCGTATTAACCGTAATATCACCGCCTGGTGAAATTAAATTAATTGCAGTCCCTCCCATATTAAGAACAAGACCTGCACTAATTGTAATATTTTGTAATGTTGTAGATATATCAATTGGTCCAATACCACTCTGCAATAAAATACCGCTAGAATCAACTCTAATTCTATTATTTGAGGTAGACGCCATCAAAACAGTATTACCCCAATGTGTAATGTTATTGGCTTCATTTAATATTGTACCGGTCTTAGTAGTAGTTGTGGTAGGTATTGTAATATTACCACCAATTTCAAACAGCGCAGATGCACTGCCAAAAGAAGTTGATACCGAGAATTTTGCAGGTATAGAAGGATTAGAAGTTCCTACCACAAACGAGATATCAGATACCTCAGATCCTAATCCGCTTGGTGTAGGGTCAACACCTGATAAGAAATTGATTTGTTTACCAGAATAAAACTGTTGCCCTCTCTTAAGTGTATTAAGATTAAATCCAATAAGATCAGATAAAGATAGCGGGGACGTAGCTGCCTTAGGAACGGTAATATTCAATGAATCATCTATACCTAAAGAAATATCAGAAAGATTTGCAACTGTGCTCTGTTCAAATTTATCACCAGGAATTGCACCACCGCCCATAAATTTAATAGCGGCTGCACTTGAATCCTTTTGATGTACTAATACTGAAAGTATGCTTGAGTCTAACGACTTGGTCATTACATCAGGTATAAGAAATGCCGAGGTAAAGCTTATACCACTTGGCGGTATCGCTGTTGTTGCAACTCCACCAAGAATCGCAACCGATATACCTTCGTTAGTTACTTGATTTGCACCAGATGAAGTACCGCCTGGCATAGGAACTATATAGGCAACGTTTTGATTATTTATAGAAGCAGCACCAGGATAACCACCGGCATAATTAAAACCAAAACTAGAACCAGAAGGCCCGGTAGGTCCGGCTAAATTAGTATTTGTTAATGTCCAAAGAGTTCCATTATATTGCCAAACATCACCATTAGATTGCAAGTAATAATCATCCTCTTCAACAGTAGGTATGATTAATGTATTTGGATCTGTTCCTGGTGCAACGACAGGATCATCATACCAAGTAGCACCGCGTAGCCCTCTCCCACCAACCGGACCAGTAGGTCCAGCAATACCTAGGGGGCCAACAGGACCACCACCATTTAACAATAATTGATCAAAATTAAAATTGATCTTGTTTACTGCCTGTGAAATGGTATCTGATGCTATTAATTCTTGTATCGTGATCGCCATTATTCTTTTTATTTTTTAACTATTGTAACACTGAACCCGAAAGACTCAGAGAAACCAGTCCTTTTGTTATATATTAAGCTTAAATCAAACGGATTAGTATTAAGTATCTTGGTAGATACATTCTGATTTATGTTTAACCCAGCTGCCGATTTTTCGCTATTTGTTAATTCGGCTGTTGTGTAAATTGATCCAGTCTTTTCTCGGGATGATCTAACATAAAAATCAATGTTACCTACTTTATAAAGACTTAAGATATTTAATTCAATATACTTATTCACATCATCATTAAGAGTTGTAATATCACCAAATCCAAATGCAGTATTAACATACTTTTCAAATTGTGGCTTTATGTAGTTAAATAGATATTCGGTTAATCTCTTTTGTATAAACATGTAAAATTGAACATAAGGTACAGTTTCATTATACATAAACGTTCCATCTATTAAACTAGGATCCTTTATTGCATCTTGGAAATACTCTGAAGGAATAAATGTTTCAAGAGTTATTTGTTGAGGAACTTTCAAATACTTAGATCCAAAAAATGATTTCTTTTCAAGCATTGAAAGGGTTCCAATAACTGATTGTATTTTAGACTTATCAATACTCTTTGTAAAATACCCAGGTTCCCAGTTAGATGAAAAAATGTAATAATCTTTATAATCAATACCTACTTCATTAATTAGCGGATAGAGACTTAAGAATGCGCTATCAGAAGATAACTCTAAAACCGTTGACGGATCTTCTTGGTTTACTTTATGATAAAAATAGTTTTTAAGTATTCCGAATAATTCATGCTGACTATAAAACTGTGAATTTGAATATCTGCATAAATTAAATACCTTCCACTTATATAATTCATCAGGTATTGGATTGCCTGTTGAAGTAGTTCCTGTATTTCCAGTTACACCAGTATTTCCAGTTACACCAGTATTTCCAGTCGTTCCTGTATAATAACCATTAGAAAAGTCTACATTGGCATAAGGGTCTCTGAAGAAAACAATATCTTTAGCCAAAGGTTTAAACCAGCCTGAATGTCTAGCTATTGGGGTAAGATTAGGTTTATCTAATAGAGATAAATCATAACCAATAATATCTGTTAAGTTAAAGATAGTCGGCTTATTTTGATCAGGTAAAATTCCAACATATATTGACTTAAGGATATCATCCTGTGGTCTTAGCTGAATTGAAAAAGTTTGAGCAAGACTGCCATCACTTGCAAGAACCTGATTTCCATTTTTATCAATAGTTTCATAAACGATATTAGGATTTCCTAAATTAACATCAGTAATTATATTTGCAAAACTTAAACTATCAAACGTACTTAAATAACCATTAAATCCACCACCTATTAATGTATAAACAGCAGACTTAAGTTTTACTGTAGGTGGAGCTGGCGAAGGTAAAGTAAAAGATAAACCATTCTTAAGAATAGTTGTTGCATAAAATTGAGTATCTGAAACGATTTTTGATATTCCCTCTATTCTATATAAGTCACCGTCTATCGTAAACTCTATTGGATTATATTGACCACCTGAACCTATTGTAATATCTCTAATAAATCTGGTAGCATTACCTTCAAGGTCACTTATACCTTGGATCAAATATTGTCCGACTGCTGGTGAAAATGAAGATGAAGTAAAACTTATAGCGCCTTGCATTATAGAATTTTCATAAGATGAATTTCCTACAGGCGTACAATCGGTTAAGGTTTGGATTGAACTGTTTAATGAATAGAGAGAAGTTCTATCTATAGACTTCCCAGCAGGATTTAAGCATTCATTTTCAAATGATATGAAAATCAACATTACTATTGTTTTCCACTTTTCATTTTTAATAAACTTAATCTGCTTTTTTGGCTTTCCTGGTTCATTAGGAATTAACATAACAGAGAACCTATAATCATTAAATGAACCATCCTTGATGTACGAAAGCTTATCAGCGTTAAAGTTTGCTTTTTCATCACCTGACGATTTCTTCTTTGCAATAATTCTAACTCCTCTTAAAAATGACTCTGCGTAATTTAATTTATTACCGCCAGAAAATCTCCCATATCTTAGTTGTCTATCAATAAGATTAATATTGTTTCCATTAACAAATCGGTCCGCTATAAAATACTCATCAAAATAGTTTTTATCAACTCGCTGAAACGTACCGGTGTTAGCACCTAAAGTATCAGTTGGTGATTGATCAAAATAGCTCCACGATTCTCTTATTGCATCATTCGTAAAATAAGAAGGAAACTCACAAAGATAATACCACTCGTGACTAAACCCATCAGGTGATCTCCCAGTATTCCATTGAGATGGTGCAAAGTTATTAATTCCAAATGCAAGATTAATATCTAATCTATATGGATTGTTTCTTACATCAGTACCGCCATCATACCAACACCACTTATTAATGTAAGGTACTACTCTCGATGCAACAGCCTGTTCCTTTAAGTAATTTTCTTCAAGTCTTTGATATTCTGATTCTATATCAACTTCGGTATTTACATCAGGGTCAGAACCTTTAAGTAGCCCAATAAGATTAGAAAAACCACCGTCATTATAAAATGATCTAATATCAGGCCAATCGCTTACACCAAAATAATTCAGAGAACCTGTAACGCCCGTAACCCCAGTGGCCGGTGGTGTACCTTGATTATATCTTGATATTTCATAATTCAACTCACCTAATTGACTATATGTGTTATCATAAAAATCAAAATCAAAATCTCTTATAGGGAATAATGAAAATCTACCAAACTTAGGAGTAAAGTCAGCATATAAAGCAACTTGGCTAGATTTACTAACTTCAATTTGATTACCATCTAAAGTAATTATAACATAATCATCAATTCCTCTATATCCAGTTTGTGTACCGTTTCCGCTAAAAATAGGTTCATCTAGGTATGGAACCCAATCGGATATTAATACATAACCTGCTTTAGATTTAACATAATCGCCTTTTATAAATCTATCTTGGTCTCCAGCTGAAACTTTAAGTAAAGCTTGTGGAGTATCGTTTCCTCCTACAAAAAATGTACCAGGATTTACTTCAGAAGTTAAAGGATATGTAACTAAAGAATCAATTAATTCTGGATATGCTACCCATGAAACAGAAAAATTAAGTCTATTAAATCTGCTACCACCAAACCTAGATTGTAAATAAACAGTTGATCCATTTATAGTAGAATCAAAAAATCTGGAATCTGCATTAATACCAAATGTAATTGCTTTAGAAATAGCCGATGCAATTTCGGCAGGTGTACCTGTTGGATTAAAGAAACTTTCAAATGAAGTTCCAGGTCCTGATGTTAATGATGTATTTGCAGATACTTGCCCTATTTGATTTATTCCATCATAGAAGGTTATTGAAGCACCAATTGGAATTTCTCCTATAACTTTTAGATATGCTGTAGCTTTACCTAATCTATTTATGGTTTCTGCTGTTGCAAAAGTATCAAGCTTATCATATCCTGCTAAAAGAGATACATCTAGTTTTTTATCAAAAAGTCTTAATTGGTTTGTACTCCAAACGGACCCCTTCTTTATCGTATGAAATTGATCATCTTTATCTTTAACATAGAAAATGGATTCAACTTCATTTACTCTGTTTGGAGTTGGAATACCAGTTACTGTGTTTATTGATGATGGGTCAAGATATAAGACTATTCCTCTTTCGTTTGTTATATTAAACGGTGTATTTAGAAATTGTGATACTTGGTTAATATTTGTAATTTTAGGTAATTGGCTTTTCTCTGTACTCTCATAAAAACCTGTACCTGATATCTTAAATGATCCTTCTTCTATTTCATTAACATACAATCCAAAATACCTATTCATTGAATAATCTGCTGCATCGGCATCGCTAAATAAAAACTCTAAGTTTATTAGGTTTGCCAATAAGACACCGTTTCTTTGGAATCCTTGAGTAATGTAATACTCATTTTGGATAATAGATGCATCCTTTGTAATTAAATCATCATACGAAAAGCTACCAGACGATGTAAACCCGCCATTAAAATAGGATATCCCATTCCATGTTATAGGCTCATCTTGTCTCCAACTAACTGTTAAAGGCGCCTTAGGAAATGCATCTTGAGATCTATATGTTCTAAGATAAGAACCTAATTTTGAAGTTTCTCTTAAATCAAAGGTTTTAATTGCAGTACAATTTTGCAAAACAAACTTTGAAAATTCTTCTGCGGTTTGAGCAGATGATTCCCCGTTATTAGAAAATGCTGCATTATAATTATTAACAGCAGAAGGATCATCTAATCTAAAAACTACAAAATAATTTGGTATTTGTTCGTTTAACCAAAGAGGCGCCAATAAACCTAAATCTTCTGTATATGATTCTGATGCAATTGATCTTGTACCATACGCATAAAACATTTCATATTGACCATCAAATGAAGATAAAACTGACGTATCACGAAACTCTTGAAATACTTCATATGCTAATTCAGCAGGAAATGTCCCATTCTTAAAAAATCTAAATACATCCTTATCATATGTTGAAGTACCATCTATCTTAAATGCCTTAAATGAAGATGAGGCTAGTTGTGTATTTGCACTAAATGACTCTAGGTACAAATCACTACCATTCGATACAAGTTTTACATTACCAGTTAATTTTGGATTAGTACGTACTAAACTGTATGAAGCTTTATCAAATAAAGGCTCTGCCATCTAATTATCACTTTTTTTATTTATTCACTAAACGATTAGTGAAAACCAGATAACAACCTAATTATGAATTTTGCGGACTTGATCCTCTAGTTAAACCACCTTGAATAACACCACCTGATTTAACCGTTTGGTTAACTTTAGTTTCTACTACGCTTGGTCTAAGTTGAGAAATAACTTTTTCAAGATCACCAAGTCCTTTTGTAACAGATATTGATGGGAACACGTCAACGTTAAGGTTATCAGATTTGTATTTGGCAAATAATTCAATATCATACTGATAAACATTATCAGCATTTGGCCAGATATCAAAACCAATTTTCTTAGCATATGTTAAATTAGTAATTGCACCAGTAGAATCTCCTGCTATATTTCCTAATCCACCAGACGAACCAGACCCGGTACCAAAATAGTCAGTCATTCTGTATTGGTATACCATAGGTATGTTTATTGAATTTTGACTTCCAAATTGAATGATCTTACTAGACTGAACAGAGTCTCCATCGACCTGAACCATTTCATGATCATCGGCAGATATGAATAGATAAGATCCACATGTTTGTCTTCCTAGCAAATACTGGTCAAATGATTCAAATGATGTTTTAGTATTCCTTGAATAGTCAACAAAATTAGGATCTGTATTATCACTTAATGCAGGAATAAACATTAATGTTGGGCTAGCTTGAAGAGTTTGTCCGCTATTAAAGTTAATTATTGTTGATGCCAATTGATTTAAGTCGGCAACATTTTCATTTAGATAAATTGATTGTTGTTTACCTTTAAGTTGGTCGGATGCTAATGGTATAAATTTAGAATGTCTAAATAATACGCGAGCTGTGCCATTACCTGTAGGTGCTGTACAATCTATCGGAGATGTTAATGAAGCAGGTAAAGTTGCTGTATCACCAGTTACATATACATATGCAGCTCTATATGCAGCATAAGAGGCCACCCATGGGTGATTGATATGTACCTCTATACTATCATCACCTTGCGGCAAATCATATGCTGCAGCTGTAGTTGGATTGCCTGATGCATCAAATCCACCACCCCAGATAAATTCACCTGCGGTTATAGTTGATGAGAAGTTGTCCTTTAGAAAAAAGTTTTCACAAGTATCTAGGTTAAAAGTATAATCATCATCAGGGTTTATGTAATTGTAAAAGGTCTCCTCAGATGAAACATCTTTAAATCTTGAGAATATAAACTGATTTTTATTCTGTGCAGATTGATAAGGTGCTAATGAAACATCTTGACCAAACTTATTAGCAGATGTAACTGTTGGGTTGGTTAAGATTAATGGGGCCAAATCGTATTTACGAATTGTATTATAGTCATTATCATTCGTTTCAAATGTAGCTCTACCTGTACTCTGATTAGCAGCACTATTATCTAGCCACGAATATGTTGCAGGTAAAATAACAGAACCTGACGCCGCCTCACTGTTAGTATAACCAGGTGATTCTGATTGCTTAACCATACGAGTACGAGATCCTGCAATTCTTGCAATTAATCTTAAACCGGTTTGTTCTGCATTAGAAAGATTAATAAAGAAGGTCTTTGTAATGATTGCTCCTCTAGGATCATCAAGATTCTTAACTTCATTAAAGTAGAATCCTGCGAATACTTTAGTGGTTGAATTACGCTTAATTGCAATGGTATTTCCTTGATCATCAATTAGATTAACCACAAGTTCACCTGCAGCATTTCTAAGAATTTCAGAGAATTCATCAAGTCTAGCTTGCATTTCAACTAGTTTAGAAAATAGATCCACTGGTGTTTGACTCTCTGACAAGAATCCTGAAGCAATAACTGTAGCAGTATGAGCATAATATTTTTCATTTGCTGTAAATGAACTACTTAAATGTTCATCAATTCCTTTTGCTCTAAGACTTTCCTCAAGACTTACTTTTGCAATGTCTTGTTTATTTTGATTAAGTATTGCCTCAACTGCACTATCAGAACTTAAATCGGCTGGGAAGTCTACTCTTACCGAGTCAGACCATTCACTTTCTAATGGATTAGATGGCCATCCTGCTTCCGATATTGACTTAACTTGAAACTCTAGAATTTCACCTTTTCTAATAGGAAGATCAACCTGATTAATATTTACAGCATCTGCATTATCATTATTAATAGGATCCCATTGATAAAGACCAGTAATTGGATTTTTTGATCGTGGTCTTAATACGCTTTCAATAATTTCATAATTTGAAAATGCGCCTTGGCTAGTACTATTACCATCTACAAAAGTAAATTGATCAACTGGGTTAGCCGCACCGTCCTGTGAAAGATATCTATATCTTATCTTAAACTTAACAATAGATTGAGACCCGGTCGCTGGAGTTGATTTCTCCTGAGGCATTGGCCAAAAACCGCGAACTCTATATTTAGGTGTAATACTTGCTACGGAGTTGTCTTTACTGTTTGCATCAATTTCTTTTACTATAGATGCATATAATTCTGCCTGAGTACTTCTATCAGTTATTAAACCTTGAAGAGCATTCTTATCAGCGTCCCTCTCAACATTTGTAACATAATTAGTAGTTTGAATTTTTGATCTGTACTGAGAAATTGCAGTATCTAATTCTTTAAGACTAGATGTAAGTGTATTTTTCTGGTTATTAAGATCTTGTAATTGTACAATTGCATCAGAATTAGTTACCTGTCCATTTACTAACTTAACCTTAAAGTCTGTTGAAGCTAAAGATGGTGAATTAGGAATTAATCCTTCTCTTGATGTTGGTAATTTATCTTGTGCAAATGATAATAGGAACTTACCAAAGTCAACTGCATATTTTTGATAATAGTCGGCTAAAGTTTGTTGCGTGCCATCAGCAGCAATAGTGGTTAATGTGTTAGTATAAAATCCAGCACCAGGAGACCAATTAACAGAAGGTATCTTAGAATCTGGATCAATTGGCTTAATGAATACAACACATCTTTCATTAAATCCTACAGTAACATCAACCTGCACATTATCATTTATAGCAGATCCAATCTTAAGAGCATCTGCCCCAATTTGGATTGCTTTAGTTCCTTCAACAAGATCAAGGATAACTGAATTTGTACTAGTATCAACACTCTTTACAATGTATCTTGTATCAACAGGGTTAGATACAACTTCTAAACTATCACCTACCTTTAGCTGTATTGTATCATCAAAGTCAGCCAATGAATCCGTATATAGTACCTTATTTAACTTATAAGATTTCTTCTGAGATGTGACAGAAACACCATTAATCTCCTCAGTAAAAGTAATATCTGATATCCTAGTTACACTAAAGTTACCGGTGTATCTTTTTGTTCTTGGCGGTAAATCAACAACGGCCTCATCTAATACATATGATATGTTTCTCTCTACTATCTGTTGTAAAAATGTAAAGTAATCAATATCAGATTTTCCATTAAATGTATTTTCAAAGAATTGTATTTTAGCCTGAGTATTAGCATCTAAAATATATCTTTGAATAATTGCCTTTTCTGTATCAATAGGAACTTGCCCGGTTAAATCAAATGATATATAAAGAAGAGGGTTAATAAGTTCTTCAAAAAACCAGTTAGGCTTTATATTAAATTCATTAATAGAATTTATAGCAGTTAGGTTAGGTGCCTCGGTTGGAAGCTTAGCTAATACTAATTTTCTAAATGTACCATCAGCAAGTCTAACTGAACTTGCACCACCATTAACATTAGTTATGGTTTGTATGTTATTATCTAAACGATTAATAGAATTCTTTAAGTACCCAAATGACGGAATGGTCAAGCGAGATAGTGTCCCATCCTCATTCTGTATGTTTATCGTAACTGACTCCTGACTAGAAGTAATTGCCTGATTCACTCTCTCAAAACTCTCTAATGAATTATTAAAAAGTCTTAGCAGTTCAGGTAACAGTGTTGATATTGAATTATTTTCAGCCATTTAATTTAGATACTTTTATTATTTATTTGATAATATCATACACAAAAGTTAATACTCCTTGTTCGGTGCATATCAGTTCAATAATAGGTTTAGTTGAGATTTCATTGTTAGGAATAACCCCGATGGTAACGCCGTACACACCTTGGTTTAGCCTATTCAATGAATCGGTGTAAATTCTTATATTCTTTGAAGAGATATCCAGATTGTTATTAAATGTAAGTCTTATTGTTTGACCAGTCTTCCATTGAATATTTGAATCATCTATGTAAATTAATAGATCTCCGCCAGCAGAATTTATTGTACTTATTCTTAACATATTAGTAAATGTTTCCAATGAAGTATATACCTTAGGCGATATTACATTAAGATCAAGAGGATTACTTGAAGTAATCTCATTACCATTTTCATCAAACGGTATCATAAATGTATATTGTTGTGTAACCAGATCAACTCTAACTTGATTAGGTGTATTTTTATTTAATGATATTCCAGGACCAGATCTTAGCACCTCGGTATTATACTGCAGTGTAGCAGAAACATTACCGTTTGCTATTGATTGAATCTCATCAGCATTTTTCGCGATAAGATCTAACAGTGTACTTCCATTTGACATCGATAACGATGCATTATCAAATTGTTGTTGTAAACTGTTGATTTGTGCTTGTAAAGAAGCCGAACTCGATAAAGCATCAATGTTATTTTCTAAACCCTGTACTCTTTGTTCTAATTGACTTATCTCTATTTGCTGTCTTTGAAAGATTTTAGCGGACTCTTGAAGCTGTGCAGTTGCATCAGCAAATAATCCCATAGAGAAAGTATTATAATCATTGATTATGGTATCAATACCAGCGGTACCCGGTGAAGCATCAAATCTAAGATTAATCTTAAACCCATAGCTATTACCATTTTGACCAGTAACTCTATTCGGCTTATACTTAGGATATCTTTGAATAAATCCACCATCTACTGTAGGTGTAATGTTATCAAGTAAAAGAATACCATAAAGGTTGGTTACGGTATTTGCATTATTACTTAAATCAACTAAATCATAGTAAACTAATACCGCATTAAATTCAAATGTGCTTGATAAATCAATCCCATTGAATTGTGATATTGTAGAGATAGTAGGATCCTCAACAATTTGTTGATAATGTGTTGGATTAAAGTCTAAGCTTATTCCATCTAATTTGCTTCTACGATAAGCAGATCCGGAAAAACCAGCAGGACTTCCATAATCAGCAGGATATTTTCTAATATCAGCATTAGTAGAATCTCCAAATGTAATAGGTTCAGTAAAGTATGCATCAACTGTATTAGGAGGTGTTGTCTCGTTCATCCAGTTTGCGTTAGGATCAGTATATCCTGCAGGACCACCACCTAAAAGAGGTTGATCATAATCATAAAATGCAAAAATATCCAATCCCTGTGGGTGAATAGTTGCGGCATTTCTTCCTAAGATAAATTCGCTAGCGCCTTGAATCTTTAAGCTAGGTTGATAATTTGCATCAGATATTGTTTGGAATAAAATAGTAGGAGTATTTCCAACCTCGGTCGGAACATTAATGTAGAG